AGGTTATTGAAGAAAAAGAAGAGGCAATGGAAGAGCCTAAATCTACTGAAGCAGAACCAATAGAGGAAGAAAAAGAAGTAGCTAGTAATGAATCAACCGAAGAATCAAGTCCAGAAGAAGACGAACCCAGTAGCGAAAGCACTGAGGAATCCGAAGTACAGCCAGAAGATAGTGGAGAAGAAGACAGTGTACAACCGGAAGACGGAGAAGAAGTGGACACCAAAGACGGGGCTATTACAGATGTTGCAGAGGTAGAAAGTAAATTAAAAAAGAATTTAAAAGCTATAGCAAAACAAATAGCACAAGTAACAAAAGAAAATACTCAAAACTTAACAAAAGAAGATTTATTTTTTAAAGGAAATGACCTTGATGCGTATAAACAAGTAGCATTTTATACAGCAAAAGAAGTGTATGAAAATACAAATATGGGTTTATTTCTACAAGTTGATTTATCCCCTTATACTGGAGATATTTATTTAGGTGCTAATTTAAACGCCTATAAAAAAGATGACCCTATTGAAATTAATAGAGTTAAATTAATTAATATAACAACAGTTAAAAACAAACTATTAGCTGAATTGGAGGCACTAAGACGATGAAAATAATGGATAAACTAAGTACATACGCCGCATTATTAGGCGTTATTGGAGCAATAGGTGGGGGTTTTTACACTTGGGGCCAGTTTAATTCACGATTAGATGCAATAGAGTCTACACCCGCAGTTAATTTAAGCCCACTAAAAGAAAAAGATAAAGAATTAAATGCAAAAGTAGATAACGCTTTATTATACGCTAATGAATATAAAGTAGATTTGATAGATAGAATAGCAAAAGTAGAAGAAAAAATACAACCAGTAGATTTAACTTCTGTATTTTCGCAAATTGCTAAAGTAAGAGAAGAAATAGCAATGCTTGATATACCAGAAGGAACAGATTTAACTGATGTTTACGAACAAATATCTAATGTAAAACAGTCTATAGCGGGTATAAACATACCTAATATAGATGGTCTTAAAAAAGATATTAAAGAAATAAAAAGTATGATATCCGACATAGAAAAGAATGTAGCTATTGCACTAAAAGAAAATGAGTTACAGAATGTACTTATAGAAGAAATAAAACTAAAAGGAAACAACCCATTATCCAACTAATTTTTTTATGAAATTTTAGCTGTAAACTAGTAAGTCATTTTTTGTATGTCTTGTAGCATAACAGTAAAGACTTCATCAGAATACTTTATCATAGATTCTATGACAGGAGTATTTTCATAAGATGGGTTCCACTTATCCATAGCCTCTGTAAATTCGTTTGCAGGGGCTATTTTTTTTTTCTAGGATTATCAATCCTTCAGTAGTTAATTTTAATTCAAAACTAGCGAGAGTACTTGAGTTTTTGTGCATATATCATTTCTTGGTATCTCCCCTGTTAACATATTTCTTATTAAATTGGTAATAACTTAATTCTTTTACATCCTTTCTAAATTCAGCTACTTCTTCTTTTTCTTTTTTTCTTGTTTCTTCAAACTGCTCTTCCTCAGTAGGAAAAAATATTGCCTCGTTTGTTTGTACATCTTTAGGTTTTTCTATTGGTTTAGGTGACTCATTAACTATTCCCCTTTCTACTATCTCAAAAAAATGCTTGTGATTATGGTATATCTTACCTTCATTTTCTAAAGTTATTTCCCAATCTTTATCAGCAATATCATCTAATTTTCTTATTCTAACTATTTTCATTTCTTTTCCTTAAAGTGTATTTCACCCGCTATTGCACCATATGCCGACATATCAATGTATGTATCTTTACTCGTAGCACCTAATTTAGTTCTAGCAATCTTTAATAAACACATCATAATAGCTACATTTTCAGCAGTTATAGGATAGCCTAAGTAAGCACTCCAAAGATTAGCTATATTTCTGTGATTTTGTGTTTTATCTCCATAATCTTTCTGGCGTTGACCACCAACTAATTTAACTGCTTCTTCTAAAAATTCTTTTGTGTTACTCATTTCTTTTTCTTTTTAAACTTTCTACCTACAAAAAATACTATTGTATTTATACAGGTGTTTATTGTTACCATAATTAAAATCCACCACTGCCAAAATTCAACTGTCATATTTTTATTAAATCATTCATAGGTACTAAATACCCTTTTGATGTTAAATTATCTCCTCCGGGAACTATTCTATAATCTTTACTAACTAGTTTTTTTAGTCTAGTCAAAGGAATATGTATAGAAAATAAATGCCTATCTCCTTTACTAACTATTTTAAATATCCATGTATCCGATTTACTTGTAGTAATTCCACTATTCTTACCTCTAGATTGAAATTCTACATAAACATTGCCTGTTTTATGTGCCATCCTATCTGTTTTTAATTCAAAATTCTCCATAGATTTCATCACAAGTTTTTCATGTTTTTTACCATATGATAAATCTTTATTAAATTTAGTTACAGAGAAATCACTTTCTCTTAATTTTTTTATGCTATTAGACTTATTTTCTGCTACAATACTCAATTTAATTTTCCTATTTTAATTTTTTCTATGTTATCTGATATCATATCTGATGTTACATTTTCACCTTTAGATTCTAATTCAACCATCTTATCCATCACAGACATTTGACCTTTTTGTACTACACTATCTAAATCCGTATCAATTATATCCATAAGACCTTTTAAAACAAAAAAAGCTGATGGTATAGGTTTAGTAGGGTCAGTAGTATCGTATGCAGTTACATCAAATGCTTGTCCATCTACTGATGGTGTCATTACAAGATAAAATTTGTTAGGTAGTAAAGACATTTTTTCTGTTTCCAGTTCCATATTATCTATAGCCATTCTTGAGGTATCCTTTTTTCTGCCCAGAGTATTTTATTTTTGTCACACCATGCACCATAAGTTGTTTTACTGGATTTGTTAAGTTTATTATTAGCATTTACAAATAAAAATCTAATATCAATATCTGGATTTTGTTCTCTAACAAGTAAATGTTTTTTTCTATCTGCTGAATCAAAAAATCCTTTTGTTTCTATGTATATATCTTGTTTAGTAAGGTAAAAATCGGGAGTGTAGCGTTTAATCTTGGGTTGGTATTCGAGGTAAAACTTTTCGTAGTCATATTTAACATTGTTTTTTATCAACCAATGAGCAAAACCTCGTTCAAATTCAGACCTAAAGCCTTTTCTTAGTGTCATATAAGCGTTTTCATTCTAAATTTATTTGTTAAGTCAATGTTATTTACAAATACACTAGCTAACATAGGTGCGTGTTTTTCTAATTCTATTATTGCTTCGTTAATTTCTATAGTAGGTAGAATAGCTAACTTACCTTGTTTAATTCTTATGTGTAATGCATTAAAATGATTATGTATTGTTCTGGTTTTTCTAGGTACATTATCTTCTCTGTAATACCCATCTTTACCTATTGTTTCTCTTGTTATAAGAGGATGACAATTTTCTGCACTCCTCATAAACTCTCTCATTTCTCCGCCCCCTTCTCTTAACTCATTTTCGGTATATACCCAAACTGCATCTTTATTAGTTAGTATATCATCTTTACGAAAAGGGCTTGATAACCATAGTACGTTCATATATTTTTTACCTCTGTATTTTTTAACTTATTATACCAAACAAAAGGTTTAGATTTAGCTTTAGATGTAACTTTTTCATGTAATACAGCTTTAGGCCAACAATGTTTTCTAAATTCACAATAACCACAAGTACTTTCTAATGTTGTATTTCCTGTAGGTATTCTTATTCCTTTTTGTTTACCAGACTTAGGCACATAAGTTTCTTCTATTTCTGTAAATAACTTCTCAAATTTAGCTTTAGAATTAAGTGTTTTAATTGTTTCGTTAGCTTGTTCTAACATATCTTTTCTATCTTCTTGTTGGTCTTCTGGAGCCTCACATACAGCAAATTCTCCTGTAACTTTATTTACAGCTATCCAACCCCCAAAAGGAGAGTTATCAGCCTCACTATACATATGCCCTTGCATAATATAACCAAAAGAATCATTTTCTTTTATCTTATTGTAGCTACCGTATTCACCAAATTTACTAAGAAAACTTGCAGGACTTGCTGATTTTATATCCCAAACTTTTCCATCTATTTTAACATCGTATGTACCCTTTAATTCAATGTCTCCTATTTTCAATGATACAGGTTCTTGTAACTTTTCTATGTTTACTCCTGCACCCCTCATAACTGCTATAGCAACCGCTTCTAGCAAATCACCCATTAAAAACTTTATTATTGTATTATACTGAAATTCTTTTTTAATACCTTTTTTATCTAACTGCTGTTGACATAAAGGTTTTCCTAGACCAGACATACGAATACGCCAATCCATTTGCTCGTTAAATTGTTTTTCTAATGCTTTGCCACAAGATTCTTGAAACTCTTTAATGATAGCGGGGGAAAGCGGTTTAGACTTTCCCCCAACTGCGTCATAGAGAAAATTCTCTATTAGAGTAGATAACATACTGTTATTCGTCTAACTCAATAGCTAGGGAGTGGTCGCCATCTTTAGTTTGTTGTTTAACAGCAGTTCTATGCTTCTCCATAACGCCTTCATTTACGGACTTTGTTACAGCCGCAAATTCTTTTAATAAATCAGCATCTTTTTCAGAAAGCTCTGCTGATTCGCCAATCTTAATATCCATAGCAAAGAAGGTGTTACCACCAGACTTTTGTTTTTTAGTAGATAACAAGAGAGTGTTTCTTATCATTGGTTTCTTTTGAGTAGCTAAAGATTTTAATACTGTACTCATAGGTATGTAGTTAACACCTTTAGCATAAAGAACACAAGGAATTTGTTTTAAGCTAACATCCTTACCATCAGATGATTTGCCATCCA